GCTTTTGATAAAAACACATTAGATCTTTTAGAACAAGAGTTTTTAAATTTCAGTAAGTCTGTTTATGATTATGAAACTATAGTGAATGAAACGGAAATTAATGAAACTTTTGAGGAAACAAGTTACAAAAATTTTCAGGGTCTTATGAGACTTATGATGAAAATTTCAAAACCAAACGTGACCCAACAGAATACTTTGGTGTCTGAGATTCAAAACGCACAAATAGAAAACTTTAAAATTTATATGAATGGTTTTATGAATTATGATGTTGTATTAAAATACGGTAACCCATCACAATTCGATAAAAGACTTTTTTACACTTTTTCCAATAAATTCATTCAGGACCCAATTTTCTATAAAGGGTACAAAGAAGGTTCACCAAATGCATTACCTGGATCTACCCCTCCTATAACTTTAACACAATCCAAAACTGCATACCCAGATGTTTGGAAATCACTCGAAACATATGTTGGTTTTTCCGAGATCCCTGAACTTGTATATAAAAGTTCAGGTTCTTACATTACTGATTTTTTTATTGATTTGGATGTTGAATTTACGGAAAAAAATATAGAAACTTTTGCACCAATCATTAAGATGTATGCGACGCAAAAGTTGAAAAACCCAACCATAACAAGATCCGAATTTTATGGTTTGATGAATGATTACTTGAATCAGAATGAAACTTTTATTGATGTTATTTTAGATACAGAATTACCATCACTTAGAAAAGCACTACCAAATACAGAATTATCAACCTCACAAAGCACATTCAAATCTGATTTATTTGGGGAAGTTACAAGATATGAATTGTATGATTCATTCAAGGCGATTAACGATAGATATATTTCTGGAAGGGATTATAAAAATAAAACTTTATTTGAAGATGTAATTTTAGTAGACCGGGCTAGTAGAGACGTTGGTCAAAAAATATTTGCAGACATTTTCAAGGTAAAAGACCTTATCCAGGATGCAAATTATGGTCTTCACATGTTAGATATTATAAATTCTATTTTGGTCGAAAATAATTTTACTTATTTTACACTACCGGCTTACGCTAACTTTTACAACGTTAGAGATGTTTCCAGAAATGCAAATCCTAGACCCGAAGGCACTCTTGAATTTGCAAATTCCTTGTTTGGAACTCACATGACGGTTGATTATAGAGATACCACCGCTAAGTTACTTTGTGTTTTTAGTTACAAATCAAGTGAACATTTAGCAATCAATGATAATATAGATTATAGATATAGAGATGATGCGTTTGACATGAGAAGAGTAACAGATAACCCTTTGATTGATAAATTAGAAGGAAAAAATAACTGGGATAAGTCAAACAAAGTAGTAGGTTTTAATATTGACATCGGTCCACAAAATCAACAGATTTTCACACAATTTGATGTTTCTCAAGAGGTGGGAGAACCCACTCAAGAGAGTTTGGAAATATTAAACCAAATGGCAAACCTAAACAGAAACAGAAGTCAGTCATCACAAAGTGTGTCTTTATTTAATTTGTATAGAAACAGGTCATATAAATGTTCTGTGGATATGCTTGGAAACGCACTGATTCAACCCCTTATGTATTTTAATTTAAGAAATGTACCAATGTTTTCAGGACCATATATGATCACCAGTGTCAAACATAGAATAAGTGATAATGGTTTCACAACTACTTTTGATGGAGTTAGACAACCATTTTACAGTATTCCAAAAATTGATTCTTTTTTACAAGGTTTATCAACCAAAATACTAAAATCAGTCAAAGAACAAATTGAAAAAAATGAAGTCGCAGCACTAAAAAGTCCCAACAATATTTTCAATCAACAAAAAGCAATTGTTAATAGTGTAGTCAATGGAATTGGTACATTGACTAAAAATCAAGAGTGTAAAGATAAATTGAACTCAGTCTACATAAATAAATTTGTACCCGTCACCCCAACTAACAGACAAGTTACACCAACAATATTAGGTGATAATATTACTAAAAGTGTTTTAGACAGATATCCGTCTTATAATGATGTAAATAAACTTTCTCAACAAAAGGAATTAATTGCATTTTTGTTTTCTATAGTTTATATTAATAGTTTCGATGGAAATAAATTTACGGCACCAGATTTTAATTATGCAGGGATCAAACTTCAAGATTCCTTTTCACAAAACGGAGAAACAAATTTCAACAAAAAATATTTTTGTACGTCCCAAGGACAAACACTCAATGTACCCTTAGCATCTTTTGATAATTCTGGGGCTTTTATATCATTTCTAGTTGATTTGACTAAAAATTTGGCACCATCATTAGTGAGTGCCAATCCAACACAAGATAAAGTAACAAGAGTACAAGTTTTCACTAAAACCTATATATTGAATTTTCCTAAAAACCAACCATCAGACGTTTATGACCAAATGAGTGAGCAAGATAAAAAAACAATAGAAAACAAATTTAGTACCGCTCTAAATTATTTTTACGGGTTATTAAACATTACTTAATTGTTTTTATTGTATATTGAAGTATTTATAAATAAAAAATTATGAACACAAAATTAATATTAGACAGTTATTTAGGAAAAGATTCCAAAATTACTGAAAAAGATTTGGGTAATGGATCCAAACAAGTCTGTGATTTGGATACAGGAGATTGTTACACTATAAGAATGAAAGATGGTTTAATTGAGAGGGTTGATAATACAGTGAATCAAAATAGAAAAATCAACGTCGAAACAAAAACCGGCATAAAACAATTAATAAATGGTTAAGTAATGAGTGCAGGAAAAAAAATTTTAGAAGAAATTACAAGATATAAAAGAATTAATAAATATATTACAGAACAAGGAGCACCTGTTCCTTTACCAGGTGAAGAGGAAACTGCAGGACCACCAACTGATTTAGGTGCTTTAGTACCTGAACCAGCAGGGGATGTAGGAGCACCCCCAGTTGCACCACCCGCAGCACCAGTAACAGGTGAAACAGAATCGGAGAAAGTGGATATTGAAACTGACGATGAGGTTGAAGAACTTGGTAAAGATGAGGAAATCAATCTTGAAATTACTGACTTAGTAGATACACAAAAACAATCTGCAGAAAAACAAGAAGAATACTTTAACAATTTATTTAATCAACTTCAGAATCTAGAAACAAAACTAGCGGATATGGATCAATTAGTTGATAAACTTAATAGTTTGGAATCTAAGATTGAAAAAATGAGACCCAAAACACCTGAAGAAAAGTTGGAACTCAGAAGTATTGATTCCGGACCGTTCAATCAAAAACTTACAGATTTCTTTCAAGACAAAGAAGAAGATTTTCAAAAAACAGGAAAAGACCAGTATGTTTTGACTACTGACGAAGTTGAAGAATTTTCACCAAAAGAAATTCGAGACACCTTCGATGAGTTCCAAGACGAAGAAAATTTTAGAAAATTTTATTAGTAAATAAAGAAAGATCACAAAAAAGTGGTCTTTTTTTTTTATCACCCTGTTGACACAACTATTTTTTTTTCTTATTATTATCACATAAACTTTTAATTATTTAATTTATGGCGACAAATGTTTTAGACGCAGTACTCTCCCAGTACGAAAATTCAAAAAAGGGTGCATCATCCACCTCGGGAATGTCTCAAGAAGAAAGATTGAAAAAGTACTTTGCTGCGGTTCTTAAAGAATCGGAGAAACAAGGACAAAGAAAAATCAGAATCTTACCAACCTCTGATGGTACTTCACCTTTTAAAGAAGTGTGGTTCCACGAAATTCAAGTGGACGGTAAATGGCAAAAATTTTATGACCCGGAAAAAAATGACAATGAAAGATCCCCATTAACAGAAGTATATGAGGCATTAATGTCTACTGGAAAAGAATCCGACAAAGAACTTGCTAAACAATATAAACCAAGAAAATTTTATATTGTAAAAGTTATTGATCGAGATAATCCGGAAGATGGTGTTAAATTTTGGAGATTTAAACACAACTACAAACAAGAAGGTATTCTTGATAAGATTATCCCTATTTGGAAGGCAAAAGGAGATATCACCGACCCATCTAATGGACGTGATTTGATCTTGGAATTAACCAAGGCTAAAACACCAAAAGGGGCGTTTTATACAGTTATCCAGACTGTAATGTATGACGACCCAAGTCCAATTAGTTCTGATTCACAAACATCAGATTCGTGGGTAAATGATGAGTTAACTTGGCAGGATGTTTATTCTAAAAAACCTGTTGAGTACCTTGAAGCAATTGCTAAAGGAGAAACTCCACGGTGGGATTCAGAGAAAGGATCATACGTTTATGGTAACCTTACTGAGTCACAAGTCTCAATGGGTGGTAGTAATGCGACCCAAACAAAAGTAGAAGATCCTCAACAATTCGATCAAGAGGATGATGAACTTCCATTCTAGGATTAATTACAATCAAAACCCCCCACCAAAAGTGGGGGTTTATATTAACTTTTAAATAAAAAAAAATGAACGAATTTGTTGCAAAAAAACTTAAAGAAGCATTAGTTAAAAAATACGAAGCGGAAATTGCGGATGCGGAGGCAAGACTTCAAATTTACTTTACATCCCCGGTAGGTATTGGAGAACACCCACAACATACTGAAGAAATGGATAATTTAGTAGAACAACTTACAAATGCAAAAGATAAATTAGAAACAATCAGTAATTTAAAAATCTACGAATAACAATGGCAATTAGAAAACGAGAATTCAAATTTGATGACATAAAGTCAAAGTTCTCAAGTAAGACAAAATATAAACCCGAATCTTTTTATAATTGTGGTGAGGCATTTATGGAGGCATCGGGACTTCCTGGACCTGTCATGGGTGGTATAAATATGTTTTTAGGTCACTCAAACAGTTCTAAAACTACCGCAATGATCCTTGCAGCCGCTGATGCTCAACGAAAAGGACATTTACCCGTTTTTATTATTACTGAAAAAAAATGGAATTGGGAACATGCGGTTGAATTAGGTCTTGAGGCAACAAAAAATGAAGAGGATGAGTGGGAAGGTATGTTTATTTTTAATGACTCGTTCGAGTACATTGAACAAGCAACTGAGTTTATTAACGAAATAATTAATGCCCAAGAAAAAGGTGACATCCCTTATAATATATTATTTCTATGGGATTCAATTGGTTCGATTCCCTGTAAACAAACTTTTGATGGTGCTGGGGGTGGTATGCATAACGCTAAAGTTTTGGCAGATAAAATTGGTATGGGAATACACTCAAGAATATCAAAGTCAAAAAAAGAAGATTATCCTTAC